TGAGGAGTATTTTCAAGTGTAGTATCAAGTGCAAAACGCATGGCTTTATCATGTGTATTGCCTACAATTACAATGGTAATTTTTTTCATAATTTTTTGTAAGAGTAAGTGTATCCTACATCATGATTAAATTTATTAAAAAATGTACATGTAGGATCGATCCAGGAAAACAACCAGTTGCGTATATCGCCCGGTCTAAATGTCATTAACGTACTTATTGGAAATTCTTGCAGTACAATTCGTTTCTCTACTCTAGGATAACAATTTGCAATGTGCATTGGTCCAGAGTTTACACCTATAAACTTTGCTGAACTTGCAATAAGTTTTGCCACATCCCAGTAATTCAGTTTGCCACAGAGATTTGTGCTATTGCCACCAAGAGGTTTATCGTTATCTCCACCAACTTGAATAATTTCATAATTTAAATAATTTTGATTAATTGATTCTAGAATTTCATCTGACATAACACGAACATCGTCTTCACCTGATGTAGTGCGAATTGCTATTTCACCATCCCTACGCCTGTCTGATCCTGTAGTATGAACAACAATACGATTTGATTGAATTACTTCATCTTCATAAATGTACAATCGAGGATGTCTGAGTTGAACATTATTGAAACCAAGTTGAACACACATGTATTCAGTCTGTCCATTTGTTACAGATGCTTTCATTATATCGGCATATTGCTTTGTTTGTTCTTTCACTCGACAATCTGGAATTAAACTAATCAACGTATGTTTGTTTGCTTCGTTCTCACTCATAAAAACAACATACGGATTGTGTTTGAATGCCCAAATGCGTTCATTTGAAATAATACATTTTTTGCCAGTTACATTGTAAATGTTTTCTGGTATAGCAGTTGTAGCAATTTGATCACCTATGTGAAAAAAATTAAATTTCAAATGAAACATCGTAAATTACATATCTATTTTTTTATTCGTGACTTTCTTTTTTATGCATTTCTTAGATTTCATTTTAGATTCAATTCGTTTCATAACTTCTTCACCTTCCATCCAAATATCTTTATTTTCAAGTATACTACGAATCTCCGCTTCTGTCAAGAAGCCGCTATAAATTTTTCGTATGATACTTTCGGACCACTTACGTTCATGCCGAAGTTGGTCATACATTTCGCCACCCTTACCAAAAGTGCCACCAGAATAGTTATGAAACATAAACAAACAATGCTCAGAAATTTCAAACTGATTTGCCGATAAAAACAACATAGTTGCAGCAGACATACATGCACCCTCTGCTGATGTAACAACTGTTGCTTTTGTCTCTGTAATTGCACGAATAAATTGTATTGTAGTAAATAAATCACCTCCAGGCGAATTAATGTGAATACGAACTATATCCGTTTCATTTGCATTTCGAATTGCATCGATACATCCAATGTATTTTTCCGGAGTTTCAATTGAACCTGAAATATAAATTGTAATTAAATTGCCAATTGGTTTTGCATCTATGATTTTATTGTCAAACAAATTAACAAAAAGATTTTTTTCTTCATTCATTTTTTTCATTTTGATATCCATATTTGCAAATGTAATAAGCATCAATTAAATCGGATGAAGGATTCCATTGTTTTTCTGTCATTTTCAATTCTTCTTTCAATCGAATAGAACTTTCTTGTTCAAAAACCAATTGCATTTTTTCTTTGTTTGAATTTCCTTTACCTGTAGCAAATTTTTTAATTATTGCCGGCGATACTGTTTTAAACGTAATCTGAAAATTCCAAAATTTATATTTTAATACACCTGTATTTTCTGCAATGTTAAATACACGACCTTTTGATCCCATTGAATAATCTTCAATGAAAATTTTTGTTTCTTCATGTAATTCTAAAATTCTATCAATAAAAAAACTAGAAATTATATCATATCTTTCCATTTCATTTTTATATTCAAAGTAATGTCCGCTTACATTCTTAAATGAAACATCATACTTTTTTAATTGTGTCATGTAATGAAGTACACAATTATTGAATATAAACTCTCCAATTTTATCATTATATAAACAAATCGCAGGAGAAGTCATTGAATAATCAATCCCCACATAAATCATTTTTATTCATCTGAATCGTGTAAAAATTCCTCGGAAATTTTATTCCATTCATTATCGACATCATTTTGCCATTCTTCTTCTGCAATATTTGTTTCATCAATTTCTGATCCGCAAACAGGGCAAAATTTTGGATATCTCTCTGTTTCAATGTATGCATCAGTATTGCATGATTCACAAAATATTTCGAATAGTGTCATTTAATCTCCTTTTTATTTCCAATATTTTAAGTGATTTGTTGCTTGCCAATGTTTTTCATTGTTTTGATTTATAAAATTTTTAATTAAATACCAAGCCATACCAAAATATCCCATTCTTTTAAATCTTCTACTGTCTTGTCCAAAGTGATGTTTCATTAATTTAAATTTTTTCTTATCATACATTTTTGAAAGAAAAAAATCTTCACTTGTTTCATATTCAATAGGAAATCCGCCAAATTCTTCAAATTTTGAACGTCTTGTTAAGAAAAAAGCACCAATTGCAAACGGTGCTTTGTATTTCATTAAATTATTCATAATGTTAAAAAGAGTAAATCCTATGTTTGCTCGAATATCATGATCATAACATTTTATATTCATACCAATTAAATCCAAATTTTTAATTTCAATTTCGTTTATGCAATCTTTGATTACATTGGAAGAAAAAAATCTTACGTCACTGTCAATAAATAAAATGTAAGGTGTTGTTGCAAGTTTAGCACCATTATTTTTGGCAATTGAAACTGTTCCACCTTCAATTATCTCAACTTTTAAATCACCTTTATGATTTTGAATGACTTCTCTTGTATTATCCGTAGAGCAGTCAGCAATAATAATTCTTGTATCACCAACTTCTTGCAATTTTAAATGTTCTAACAAATGAACAATGTAATTTTCTTCGTTTTTACACGGTATGATAATTGTAATTTTATCTTTCATGAAATAGTCTCAAACATTTGATTCCAAGTTATAATTTCCCATTTACCGTCATAATGTTCAACAAGAGCAGTGCATGACTCTACCCAATCACCATCATTCATGTATATTATATCATCAATCATTTTAATTTCAGCAGTATGAATATGTCCACAAATAATTCCATCAAAACCTTTTCTTTTACAATATGCAGCAAGATTTTTTTCAAAATGAAAAATAAAATTTACGGCACGCTTTACTTTAGTTTTTAGATACTTTGATAAACTCCAATAACCAAGACCAAATCGATGTCGTAAACGATTAAATGATGTATTTATTGAAAGAATAAAATCATATGCACGATCGCCTAAAAAAGAAATCCATGGAGCAAGTCTTGTAATACCATCAAACAAATCTCCGTGAGTAACTAAGTAATGTTTACCATCAATTCCAATATGTTCATGTTGATTGCATAATTCCACATTTCCAAACGTAAGTTCATAAGGCATCATTGAACGTAAAAATTCATCGTGATTTCCAGTAATGTAAATAACGCGAGTTCCTCTTTTTGCATAGCCAAGAATTTTTCTTACAACATTTGTGTGACTTTGTTTCCATTTCCACCTATTTTGTTGTATTTTCCAACCATCAATTATATCCCCGATTAAATAAAGTGTTTCACAATCATTGTATTTTAAAAAATTATTGAGAAGTTCTGCTTTACAGTCTTTCGTGCCAAGATGTACATCACTAATAAAAATAGTTTTGTACTTTTTTTGCATTAAGCTGCCTTTCCCCAAACATCTTCCCACTTGCCAGATAATGCTCCTTTGGCATAATCTGTTGCACGATTTTCAAAAAAATTAGTATGAGTAGGTGCGTTGATCATTTCTTCTACCCAAGGCAAAGGATTTTTCTTTACCTTCATGATTCCTTTAAGGCCCAAACTGATAAGACGGCGATCAGTAATATAGCGGATATACTGTTTAACGTCACCAGCGTCCAAATTAACCACACGTACCATGCCAAATGCCAGATCAATAAACTTATCTTCCAAATCAACCATCTTAGTTGCAAGGGTATAAATTTGAGATTTAAGGTCGTCATTCCAAATCTCTTTGTTCTCTTCTATATATGTTCTGAAAAGTTTAATCATCGCTTCAGCATGTTGTGTTTCGTCTACAATTGACCAAGTAACGATTTGACCCATACCTTTCATTTTACCATGGCGAGGAAAATTCAATAGCATAATAAATGAAGAGAATAATTGCATACCTTCAGTAAATGCTGAGAATGCAGCAATGTGTTTTGCGGTATTTTGTTTTGAAGAATTTTGCGATGAAATGTCTAATAGATAATCATGCTTTTCGCGCATTTCTTGATATTCTAAAAATTGATTGTAAGTTGCTTCTGGCAAACCTAATGTTTCAATTAAATGCGAATATGCTGCAATGTGCAATGCCTCTCTTGCAGCAAAGCCACAGAGCATCATGCGTACTTCAGGTTGTGGAAAATAAGGCAAATAATTACGAACATAACCACCAGCAACATCAATATCTCCTTGTGTAAAAAATCGAAAAATATGTGTAAGAAATTTTCTTTCATTCTCATTTAATTTATTTCGCCAATCTTTTACATCTTCAAGCATTGGTACTTCTGTGTGTAACCAATGTGACTGTTCATGCTTGAGCCATGCTTCATATGCCCACGGATAACTAAATGGTTTAAATGCATTACGTTCATCTGTTAATTTAAATTCAGTTCCTTTTTTACTTCCTGTAACCATGCTAGTTCCTTATCTGATGTTATTTTGATGATGTTGTTTGGAAATTTGGTTCGAATGTAAGTTATTAATTCTTTAGTATCTTTTGTTTGAAAAATAAAATTTTTGTTATGCCATGCATAATAAATTTCATCAATTTGTTCAATATAAATGTCAATAAGATTTATTACTTTAAATTGCTTTGCATCTTTTTCTTTATTTTGAAAAATAAGCACCCAAAGCAAAATGCCAATAAAAATAGAAATTATTTCTACAATAATATTCATTTGTACATTGCCATTTAAGTAGTTTTGTCTATTTGTCTATTAATTTAAATTTATCTTCTTCAATCATTTTAATAATATTTATAGTCAATTCTAAATCTCTTTCTAACCAATATAGTTTATCTTGCAATTGAATTAATCTTTCTTTGTAAAATAAAATTTCTTTTTCTTTTTGTTCTTTTAATTTAAAAAAATCTTTAAGTAAAATTATTTTACTCATACATAACCGTATCTGTATCGCCTAATGCCCACTTAGGATTTTGTTCTACAATATATTTCTTTGTGCAAACTTTAAAGTCTGGAAACTTTAACTCTTTTGAATTGC